GTCCCAATGCACTGCCCATAAGAATTAACATAACAGTATGTTTAAGCAATGTTTTATTAATGCTTCCACTAAATTCATCAAATTTTATGTCAAGACTTTCTATTTGTTTCTGAAGATGTTTTAAATGATTGTTTTCAAGCCTATCAAAACGCTTCTCAAGAGTAGCAATTCTTTCATCCACATACTCTTTCATTGTGACTATATTGCTATTTCTTGACATTAGCCACACCTTCAATACTTAATAAACAAAGTCACATAAGCCTTTTTTGACGCACCCATATTTGCACCAATAAAATCAACAGTTGTTTTCATATTCAATATTCTAATGTTATCATTAAGTGTTTGGGCACTTCCATCTGATGAAAGGTTTCCCTCAATAGTTGGATGATACCTGATTACATCTGTTACTGCTTGAGACACTGTCTCATCAACCAATATTTTATTTGGCACTGCTGTGCTTCCACCAGACACATTAGTATTTCTAACTGTCAAATCCCAATTGTCAGATGGTTGTGCATCAGCACTATTTACCACATAAATGCCCAACACTTCGCCTGTTGGAACACCTGTTAATGATGCTGTGGCATCTCCTGATGCATCGCTTGAAAGAGTAACTCTACCTGTCCATATCATTTTCTTTTACTCCTTTTTTTCTTTGACTTTTTCTTGACTGGCTTTAAAATTCCTTTAACAAATTTTACTGCCTTTGAAAATGTCTTGAATTCTCTCATTTTAATTCCTCATTTTTTTTATAAATTTAATAAAAAAAATTATCTTCTCTTTATATCCACTTCTATTGCTGTAATTGCAATATCTGTTGACGCTCCAGTTGTTCCATCAACTTTAACATAATATGCATAATCATCTGCAACAGTTGTATCTGTTATATCTTTTTCTACATCTACAGAATAATCGGCTGTCTTTGATACTTGTGTAATTGCTCCAATACTTGCATCTGTAACATCAGAAGTTCCTTTGGTTACTTTTCTTAAATCAGCATCTAATGTGACTGTTCCACCAGCTGATTCAATCTGACCCAATATTCTAAATTTAGTAATTATGTCTCCAACTTTCAATCCAGAAATAGGAACACAAAACACTTTTGATGTTTGACTTGCTGCCAATCTGCATGTTCCATCTGTTCCATTTGTCCAAGTAGAATTGATATTCCAATTGTTAAAAATCATAGTTTCATCTTTATACATACTATCTGCATCTGGATAATAATTTGCTCTGTCTTTTGCTACCATTTTTATTCCTCCTTTTTGTTGTTATTTTAAAAAAATAAAAAAAAGATTATGGGTTTATTGCCCATAAGCTATAATAGTTCTTGCCTCGTTGTCTGTGCTTCCTGGTATTGTTATGCTTGTGTCTATTGGGTCACCAGTATCTACTGCATTACCATCTGATGAACCATAAACAGTTGCAACACACCAAGTGTGGAAAATAGATGAAACATCTATTGTGTCACCATCGTCTGCTGTCGCAGGAGTAACTATTTTAACCCATTTTACTGCACCTGAAACACCCAAAGTTGTTACAGTGCAATCACCAATCGATATTGCTGCCATTTTTCATTCCTCCTTTAAGATATGCTAACTATTTGTGCAAACAACCTTTCATTATCAAGCACAAGTGCACCATACCATTTAACCATAAATTTGTTGGAGTCGTTTGTCTTTGCAAGTCTCTCAAATGTCAAGTCCTGTGCAACAACTAATTTCATTGCTGAAGTGTTCAAAACATACAATGCTTTTGAACCGCTTGTTGTAGTCATAAACTGGCTTGTAATAACTGGAATACCATCTATTTCAAGTGCTGTTATTCCCCAAGCAATTTTAGTTGTATTCATATACCTGTTGTATGGGTCTACAAGTGCCTTTAAGTCTTTGAAAGTAGACAAATCTGTTACTATCAAGTCTGGCATTGCACCACTTATTGTTGAGCTATATGATTCTCCACCTTGCTGACAGTGCATAATTGATGTCCTAATAGCACTTAATGATATTGAGTCAGAAAGTGTTGTTGAGTTCGTTGAAATCAAATTTTTAAGTCCATCAAATTCCTGTGGATAAGTTGATTTATCTCCATTTAGCATTTTGTTCTCAATTAATTGAACAAGCATTTTAGTTCTTACCAAAACTTGCTGTCTCTCCATGTTAATGTAACTTCTGCTGTGCACCATCATTGGTCCAGTGACTCTGCCAATTGCATATGCATATTTCAACTGAACAGTTGCCATTGCATAGCTGTCATTTTGCTCATCAAGTACTGCATCTTCACGTTTAAATGCCGCTGTTGCTGCTGTCAATTTATTCCAACTGTAGAACTTCCCACTAAATGCTTCTTTTCTTATCAAAGCATATAATGGTGCTGATTTATTTGTTAAATTAATTATATCAGGTGACAACCAAAGTGGTAACAATGTAGGTATAGAACCACTTGTTGATGAAAATGTAGTTCCTGTTGCTGTTTCGTTAGAAGTTGTCTCTAAAACTTTGTTTATTCTCTCCATGTAACTCTTGTTAAGTCTTTTTAGGTTTTCCCTGTTGTATTCGTATTCTTCTTTGTCCATCCCTCCAGCATAAACCATCCCTTCATAAACACCATTTTTTTCAAATGTTTCATGAAAGTATCCAGCTCCTGCTTCAGGATTTCCAAAACCTATAAAATCCATTTTATTTTTCCTCCTTTATATTCTTAAAGTTGCAGAAAGCATGTCGGAAAGTGAATATTCACTCTTTTCAATTATGGAAGTTGGTTTCTTTGTAACAGTAACCTGTTCAAACCTGCCTTTTAAGTCCGCTTGTCTGTCAATAGATTTTTCCTCTTTGTCTTTACTATCTTCCTTCTTTTTCTCTTCCTCATCTTCCTTTTCTTTAACTATTTTTGTAATTATTTCTGTTTGTTTAGCCAAAATTTCTTTCATTTCAGCCAATTCTTTCTCCAAAAGATTTTCTTTCAGAGATTTTCCTTCCTTCCCCTTTTCAGGTTCTTCTGGAAGTTCCTTTTTAATTTCTGTTTCTTTATCCATTTCATTTACCTCCATAGGATTTGCATCCTCATTCGAGCATGATTTTTTGTTGTGCTGTGCATAACATACTGCATAAGCACTTTCTCTCTTTGTCTTTCCTTTCTGTGGCTTAAATTTTGGGTCAGCCATTAATGCACTTACACACCTTTCTACATCTTTTGGTTTCTCTATAACTTCAAATTGCTTGTCTATATTAAGATTAAATGCTTTGGCAATTGACTTATATCCAAAAACCTTTGAACCTCTGTTTGACTGTATTGGAACAATAGTTGCTTCAACAAGTTCTGCATCAGTCCACATCTTTGTATATCCATCCTTTTCAAGACTTCCTTTTTTGAAATCCTTTGGTATTGCACTAATGCTTACGCCAACTGGTAAGCCAAGTTTATCCATTTCCTCAATAACTGGTGCTACCCATTTTGTATGTGGATTTGTCTTTAATGCGTGGAAAGTTCCCGCTATGGCAAGATTGTCACCATTTTCTATAATCCTTAAATTCTTCCAACCACCTGCAAGACTTTGCATCTCATTTTTGTGGTTTATAAGAGTAGGAATTCCATTAAAATTGGTTTTAACCCACTTTTTAAGAAGTTCAGGAGACATCTTTTCATTGTCTCTGTCTATACTTGTATCTGAAAGAATTCCATTATAGAAACCTTCTGATGCCTTTTCCATTGGCATCCATAATTTCATTACACTTGGAGATGATTTATTCCCAAGAGTATCCAATCTAACCATAACATATTATACTTAAAACATGTATTTAAGCACTTCGGTTTATGTGTTAATTTGACACATATACTATTATTATTGTATCTCTGTAAAATAACTATTCTGTTATCTCTTCAACAGCATTATCAATTATTTCTGGAATTTCTTCCTTTTCCTCTTTGTCTTGCAATATGTCTATTCTTGCAGGTATTTTCCTGTTAAATGGGTTGTTTGTTATTCTTATTATCTCCATGCTGTCAGAAAGATAATCTCTTAAAATGTTTTCATATTCTTCTTCTGTAAATTCTGTCAGCCAAATATTGCTTCTTAAAGTATTTGCACCATGCGGCATATACACTTCAATTCTATCATTTAACCTTAAAAAGAAAGTTTGAGTCATTGTTGCAAGAGATATTTTCCTAAAATTTTCCCAAGATATTTCCATAATCATTTTTATTCCTCCTTATAATTCATATTCACTCCACATAGCCTTAAAAGCAATAAGATTATTATCACTTCCTGATGTAAATGTTCTGCAATAGGTTGTATTTTTTTTCAATATCAATTCTTCTTCTCTGGCTGATTGTCCACCTGTAACAGCCTTCCATGTTGTTCCACCAACCTTTTTATTTGAAATTCTTGTGTCATAAGAAGTGGGTGCAGAAACATTTGAAGTGATTGTCATTGTGCTTACTGTTTCACTATTTCTGTTGTTGTTTAGTGGTGTAACTGATGAACCGCCTGTCATGCCACCTGAAGCACCTTCATCAAAAGTTGTTGTTAAAACACCGCCTGATTCTATTAGCCAAGTAATATGTGCCAACACATTGGTGTTTGGTGTAACAAGTTTGACATAATAACTATCGTCTGTGTTAAGAATTATATATCCTTCAACATAAAAATGGTTTCCACTATGAATTTTATTGGAAGTTTCATCAACAATAACTAAACCATTTGAATCATCTACTGTAACTGTGTTTGTTCCATCTGTTATTTTTGATATTGTATGCAAATCATTGCTTGAGTCTACTTCAGCATAATTTTTGCCTGTTTTGTCTGTTATTTGAACTTCTTTTGTCATTTTATACCTCATCTGGAACAAATACCATTGTGCACCTGCAGTTTCCACTGCACAATACTTTTCCATTTCTTCTTATAAACAATGTGTGATTTTTTACTAATTCAACATCATAAACATAATCATTGTATGGTATTAACTCTTTTATCATATATTCTCTTGATGGATTGAATTTATTTTCACTTATTCTCCAACAACCATGACTAAAATAAGTCCCATTCTTAAATTTAACAAAACCATCTTTTTGTTTTGTGTAAGAAGGCCTCTTTCCTATTTTTAATAACAATTCACCTATATCACTTGCTAATTTGTTGCTTATAGTGAAATAAGTTCTTGAATCATTAAATTGGTAACCCTTCCATACTTTTCCTTTTTTAACATTTCCATCTCCAAGCAAATAAGCATCTAAAAATATCTTTAAATATTTCTTATCTAATTTTTTTATCTCTTCTGGAATATATTTGTCATTTGCCTTACCTAATTTCTTAAACCAATTTATGAGTTTTTCATCTTTAATTGGAATATAAAAACTATCTTTCCCTGCCCAAACTCTTTCAAATATCTTTTTTGCATTATTAACCATTTTGTCATAATATCTGCTTTTATTTTGTGTTATTTTTATTTGATAAGAACCTCTTAAAGGTTTAGACAAATTCCCCTCACTTAAATAATAACCTAAAAATTCAACAAAATCTTTTGTTTTGCATTTAAAATCTCCAATTTCTATAAATTTCTTATCTTTTCCTTTGTAATTTGGAATTGTTGCTAAAAAATTAAAATCATGATTTGGAAGTTCATCTTCCCTTTTTAATAGCCATTTATCTGCATCTTTTCTGCCATGTTTCTTTTTTCTGAATTTAACAACTTGATTGTGGTCTGGTGTTATCATTAAATCTGTAGATATGTTCTTATAATAAACTAAATCTCCTGAATATTTATAAGAAATAATTTTATTAATATCTGTCCATTCTGAATTGCCATTTTTTAAATTAACACTTAAAATCTTTTCAGTTCCTTTTAAATCTTTAAATAATTTCCAACCTTCATTACTTAAAACCTCTGTATCTTTATCAAAACAGTTTGGGTGCACTGGAGCATGATAATACTGCTTTCCTGTCAATTTATCTGTAAAAGCCTTATTCAATTCTACCTTTTGCCCATTAAGTCTTTTGCATATTGGGCATGTCCTTGAATCTATTGTTGCCAACCATTCTCTCTTCCCGCTTAATCCGCTTTCAATATATGCTGTATAACTTCCTTGATTGGCTATTCTTGTTGTTTCTGTTCTTGCAATTCTTGTTGCTCTCCAATCCTTAAAAGTATCAAACAATTTTTTTATGTCTTCTGTTATTTGCTTTAATGATTTTCCTTCTACCATTCCTGATTTAACAGTGTCATAAATGTTGTTTTGAAGTTGCTGGTTTATTCCTTTAATTCCAAACCATCTTTTTCCATCAGGAAGCACATATCCATATATTTGCTCTTCTGTCAAAGAATCAACTCTTGGATTGAAATTTTCTTGGTATCCTATTTGTATTCCTGTTTCCTCTTCGCCTTTAGAAATTCCTTCCAAAAATGTGTTTTTTATGCTTCTTCTTATTGAATCCCTTGAAAATTCTGGGTCTAAATAAGATGTCACTGAACTTATAAACTCTGGAAGCGATTTAGTGATTTTCTTTTCTATGCCAAATGTTTTGTCTTTAAGAGCAGAAATCACTTTCTTTTCAATAAAAGAATAATATTTTTTAAGAAAATCAGCATAATTCTTGGCTTCTAATTCCATATTTGGTTTTGCTTTTAGAATTTTAACTTTTTTTTTAGGTTCTTCTTTTGGTTTTTCTTGCGAAACAAAAGGATTAAATTGCTGTGGCTTTTTCAAGTCATCTCCGCCATCTATTGGCTGTTTTCCAAGTTCTACTCTCATTTCATTTGGAGTAATTATTCCTGCATTAACCATTGCTATGCCATTTTGTATTAATTGCTGCTTTTCCACTTTGTCTTCAAGATGATATTTAAATTCTGTTTCTATTTCCATGCCTCTTGACTTATAAAATTCAGGAATTATTTCATTGTTGAATTTGGTTTCAATTAAGATTGCCAATGGTTTAATCATCTTTCTGTAAAGTATGTTTGATTGTTCTCCTGAACTGTGCTTGTTTAATTCATCTGTAAAACCCAATTCTCCTTGATTTAAGTGATAAGCACCAAACACAAATTTCATGTAAAATTTCTGTCCCTCAAGCCATTGCATATCTTTTGCAGTCATAGTCAATTGCTTAAAATCGCCTTTGTGAGATGAAAATAATATTTTGTGTGGCTTTCCTTTCAGTTGCTCCATCCATGCTCTTCTAATCTTTTTAATCTCTTCTTTTGGCATGCCTTCAAAAGTCATTATTCCATCTGGCATTGCATTTTCATCAAATATTGATTTATTGAATCTTTCAGAGTTAGACATTATTTCAAGTATGTTATAAAGACTTTCAAGTGGTGATTTTCCATAAAAACTATTAGACATTGGGTTCATGGAAAAATAAACTATTTCCCTCTTAAAGAAAGGAATAGGTGTTCCATTTGGATGTATAAAACTATATTGATAATATGCTGGTTTTGTTTCAGGAAGCATTCCAAATTCATTTGGTGCTTTAAGAATGGTTGCACCATCAGCAACTCTTAATGCAACTAATTCGCTTGTTGGTGTTCCTTCTTCATATTTTTCAGGAACAATATTTATTCTGTCCAAATCATATATCTGTTTAGCCATTATCTTTGTTGTCTTTGTAGATACAAGCTTGTTGTTTTTCCATATGTTCTTTTCAACATCATACGCTTTTTCTGGCAATTTGCTGTCTTTACTAAATACTTTAACCAACACTCCTGCATCTATGCTTAATATGTCATCAAGCAATTTCCTCATCATATGTATAAAATCGCTGTCTGGATTAGGATATTTAAAGAAATAATAAATCTTCTTTCTAATTTCTTCATTATAATTTTCTACAAAATCTTTCTTTGGAACAATATCCCACTCAAGACCGCATATTTCTTCAATAACTGTGTCAATACTTAATCTTGCAGGAGCAGTCATAGAAAATTGCCTTAAAATTGTTGTATCAACATTTCTTGGTATCCCAAAACCCGGATTATAAAACCATATTTTTGGAAGTGGAAGTTTGTTTAATTCAAAATTTGTTCCAAGCATTGCAAAAGGTCTGTCATAATAACTGTTTGTTGGTTGTTTTTCTAAAGAATCTATTTTGTTAAAGATATTTGGAAATATCCTTTTCATTATTTTTTCAGTGATTGTTTCCTTTTTTCTTGCCATTCTACACCTATGTGAGACTGCAAGTGTGGGAGAAATACATATTATATGTTTTATATGTTATCTGCATATATTTAAGCACTTCGGTTTATGTCTCAATTGCCTTTTCTCTTTTTAACTTCAACAAGCGAATAATACACTGCACCCTCTTTGTCTATCATTATTAATCTTTTATCCTTTAGATTTTCCGAAACATCTGTGTAAAACCACTCTGATTTTTTTCCTTTGCCTCTCCTGAATTTTATGGCATATTTTACATTTAAGTGATGTTTCTCTTTCCACTTTAAAAGTGCTTCAACTTCCTCATTTTTAAAATAATAAACAGGTTTTGCAGTTGTTTTTATTTGATATCCTGTCCCTGATTCTATTGCTATTAAATCAACTGCTCCTTTATCTTTCATGCTTCCTTTGTAAAAACTTGCCACCTCTGACTTAATAACTATCTTTATGTCTTTGTGCTGTTCCAATATTTTTCTTGCTTCATATTCTGCCTTTTTGCCTATTTTTTTTGTTGTCATTTTAACTCCTCTAATGCTTTTTCCATTATTTTTAATCTTAACTTGTTTGCTTTTATCTCCTCATCAAGAGATTTTATGTAGTCAAGACTTTCTTCCATTTTCTTTTTAACTAATTCAATTCTTTCATAACCCCATTTTATGTCTAACTTTATGTTTTTTATATATTTTTTTAATATTTGTTTTTCATTCATTTTAAATCCCTTTTAATTTCCATTAATTCATTATCTATATCATTCATGCAATTTTGTCGTCCAATATTTACAAAAGAATTTATCTCACTTTTATATCCAGATATTCTAAAAAGCATTTTTTCAATTTTCCTAATCAAATCCTGCTGTGCTCTTTTAATTAAAGCATTGTGCTCTTCTTCTAAATAAACTCTAATTAATCTCTTCATTTCTTTAGGTTTTGGCTGACAATCTAAAAAATCGCAGTATAATTGATTTTCTCCAAAATCAGATAATTTACCACAATTTGGGCAATATTTTGTTACTTTCTTTTCGCCCATTTTTCCACCTCAACATTTAATTCAACTTTCTTTAGCATAATTGCTGTCACTATTTCCCCATAAGCATCCTCATAATTCATATTTTCATTAAGCAAATCTGTTTTATTGGCTTCAAGATGTTCCAACAATTCTTTGATTAATTCCTGCTGTGCTTTCTTTAATTGATTATCATATTCTTTCTTTGCTTTTGGATTGTAATTAATAAAACAATTAAAGCAACAACTTTTTCCAAAATCGTCTATATCTACAATAGGGCTTTCTTTCCACCCGCAACAATCACATTGTTCATATTCAATTTTCTTTTCACTCATGATTTATCCCACCAACTGCTGCACCAATAGTAAAACCAATCCAAATAATTATTAAAGCATACATCAAATTAGGAAACATATACCAAAGATAAACTACATTTAATATTCCTAAAAAAATACAAATATAAGATATTGCTTTAGATAATCCATTTAACACATATTTTAACACTTCTAATATTCTCATTTTTCCACCTCTTTTTTTACATCTTTCCAGAAATACTTTAATTCATTTGCACAATTCTTTAAAACTATTTTTGTTTCTGCTTCTTTGTTATTATTTGCATCTGTTTTAAGTTCCTTTATTCTTTTATTAACTAACTTCTCAATTTTTTTAATCAATTCTTGCTGTGCTTTTCTCCTAACTTCTAACCTTTCCTGTTCAGTTAAAGCAAGCCATATTTCTTTTTTACTTTCTCCCATTATCTTATTAAAGCAAGATTCACATATATGAGCTACTCTCTTTCCCCTATATTCTGTAACTCTAAACCAACCATCAGGAAACTTCATCTTTCCCATGCTTTCTTTCTTCACTTTGCACATATCACAAGTAACTATTACGCTCATTTTTTCACCTCTGCTTTCAATTTCTCATAAAATTCAAGAAAAGCATCAGAATCAAAATAAGTGACAGGCATTTTGTCTATACACTCATCAATTTTCTTGATTAATTCTTGCTGTGCTTTCTTTAATTGATTATCATATTCTTTCTTTTCCTTTTTTTCAACCTTACTTTTAGGTTCTGATTTTGAATCAATGTCTTCAGAATACATTTCAAGAAGTTTTTTTGCTATGTCAACCGCTTTCTTATTTGGAGGGATATATAACTTTATCCCAAGACTTGGATAAGATATAGGTTCAAAACCCACAGGTACTTGTGCAGACGTTTCTATAGAACCCATGTAAGGAGTAGCGCCCATATTTTTCACCTCAGATTTGAAATGAGACAATGCTTCAATTATATCTTTTATTTCATTTTTATTTATTTTAATTGAATGCAATCCTTCTTCAGTAAAAAAATCAAGCCAACATTTTTCTTCGTGCAATTGCCACTCTATTCTTAAAATCACTTTTTTCCCAATTGCAAAATACTCTTTTTCATTGCTCATTTTACTTTCCACCTAAACCACTTCTCTGCTATTCCTTTGAAAACTTTCTTGTCCATTTCGCAGAAAAACAAGTCTGCATATGATAAGTTTGCTTTTGATAAATCTGCATTTGATAAGTTTGCTCCTGATAAGTCTGCTTCTGATATGTCTGCCCATGTTAAATCTGCTTCTGATAAGTTTGCCCATGATAAGTTTGCATATGATAAATCTGCATTTGATAAGTTTGCTTCTGTTAAGTTTGCATTTGATAAGTTTGCTTCTGTTAAGTTTGCATTTGATAAGTTTGCATATGATAAATTTGCATATGATAAATTTGCTTTTGATAAATTTGCTTTTGATAAATCTATTTTTAGTTTAACCGCTTCCTCTACTGCTTCCTTAATATTTTTAGCATTACTGCTTTCAAAAATAACTTCATTTGTGTACCTGTTTCTTATTTTGATTGCGTCTTTTTTAGGCTCAATCTGTTTAGGTTTAAGTTGCTTAATCTTTTTCTTAAGCTCTTCAATCTCATGTTCATATGCTTTAATAATTTCTTTGTATTCATTTACATATGCATCGACAATTTCCTTGTGTTTATCAAGGGATATTGTTTTTTCTTTCATTTTTTATCACCCAATTTCTTTAATATCATTTTCTTTGTTATGCCTGTTATTTCTCTGAATATTTTATAGTCAAAATTTGGCAATTCAATTGTTTTTTGTATTTCTTCTTTGCTTGCCTTTTTAAAAGCATCTTTCCAATTAGTATTAAAAAATAGCCATGGTGGAAAATTAATCTTCTCGTATTTGTCTCTTGCTATGGGTTTATTAAATAATTCAAAATATTCTGGTTCTTTAGTGTTAAAACACCCTGTTTGATAATTTCCACCTTTTCCATTCCAATCCCCTGTATTTCTATTTCCTGTGTTGCAATATCCTGTATTGCAATATCCTGTATTGTAATCTCCTGTGTTATAATCTCCTGTATTGTAATCTCCTGTATTTCTATTTCCTGTGTTGCAATCTCCTGTATTTCTATTTCCTGTGTTGCAATCTCCTGTATTTCTATTTCCTGTGTTGCAATCTCCTGTATTGCAATATCCTGTGTTATAATCTCCTGTATTGCTCTTTTCATCAAATTTTGGCTTAATTTCCTTTACAAGTCTTATGCTTTTGCATACATATTCTTCAATGACACCAACAGCATTTTCCCTTTTTTTCATTCCTTTGGCTTCAACCTCATAAATTTTAGAGCCTTCTTCATAAAACATATTCCAATAAGGTGTTACATGATATCCTTTCTCGCACAATTCAATATTTTTTATTGTTGGTGTCCATTTGCCTTTTTTCTTTCCATTTGGCAAGTATTTAGAATAGTCAAACTTCCCACTATCTTTAGCTTTATTGTTTTTTATTACTTTGTATAATTTCATTATTTTTCTACCTCCCTCATTAAATAATTCACTTCTTTTGGAAAGCCAAAGTTTTCCCTGAATATTACATTTATCACTTTTCTCATTTCTTCATTTGGCTTATGTATAAATTGCCTAATCATATTAAGAAAAGTTAATTCATCTATCCACACGCCACAATAATTAAACCACATGATTTATTTACATTCTTTCTATTTAAATATGTTTCTAAACTTAAAAGTATAGAGAATAAGAAGGGAAACACCCCCATGTTTCCCAAAGAGAAGTAATCCAAAAGGGGAGTATGGGCTTCTCTATGTAAAATATAATATAATTTAGCATTTATATGTGTTTCTATGACACATATCAAATAAACATTTCACTTTTAATTCTGCTTTTTGGGTCCTTGCCTTCTTTGTATAAAGCCATAGGATTTCCTTCTACATCAATAATGTAATCAAAATCTTCGCCATGCTTTGAAAATTGTTCATATCCATCTAATTGTCCAAGATAATCTGCTAAATCAAAAGCCAAAGTAGATACAAGTTGTTTTTCTATTGTTGTATCATGCTTAATTATTTCTTCCAATTCATCTTTGTTTTTTTGTTCAAAAACACCAAGTTTTGTTATTTTTTCCATTACATTTTTAATGTTCAATGCATCTTTGTTTATATACATCTTTATTATTGACAAGAATTCATCTCTTGTTATTTCCTTTTTTATTTTTACATCTATTTCGCTCAATTTTTCACCTTCCATTTTTGCACACATTCTTTTTAGCCATGTGTTTCACCTAACCATTTCATATACTTTCCATAATCATCGCACCACACTTCTTTGAAACATTTCTTGCAATATGGGTGCTTCATGCTTCCTTCTGCATCTTTAATCCATATCCTTTTTCCGCAATTTGCACAAATAAGTGCTGTTTTATCCATCATATATACATTTCCTCTTTGCCTTTTTCTTTTGGCAACTTCTTAGGAATTGCCAACAATTCGTCTGTTTCTTCTATTCTATAAAAATCATATGCGTCTTTGTCTTCAGCCATCAAAGACAATTTGCTTCCATTAGTCACATAATCCTTAAACCAAGCATATGCATTCAACACAATAATTTGTTTTATGTCTGTTCCTTCAGCAAGAACCATTTTCTCTATTTCACTTGGCTGAAGGTTTGTTATCCCTGTTGTTTTCATTAAAACAAGCAATCCTTTTAATTTATCCATTTCTATTTTCATTAGTTCAACTACTCTTTCCTTGAATTCCTCATAATTGCTTTTTATTTTTGTCATGCTGATACATAAATCTCCTTTTTCTTTGTCCCTAATTTAATTCTTGCCACGCCTTTTTTTCCTATTTCGTATTGCTTTCTTTGTGCATAAGAATCAATATATTTGAGAAAATGTCCTGTGCAAACAAAATATTTCCCGCCTTCAATTACTTGCTTATTCCTGTTGTCAATATAAAGTTGCGGTCTTGTCCATGAGATTAATTCGTGCATGTGCCCCATAAGAAAAATATCTGCGTCTGCAACCTTTGCCATTCTAAACAAAGCATTGATTTTTCCACCAGGTGTTGTAGCACCGCTTGAGCCATGTGTAGCATAAAAATGGTAATTGTTGTTATTTACTCTCATTTTAATTAATTGCGAATCGCCAAGATATGGAACATTAAGTAATTTAGCCATAAGTGTTGTTGGCTCAAATCCTGTTTGCTTGTAGGTTCTGAATTCATGGTTTCCTCTCAATAGTCCAATAAGTTTTCCTTGCTTTGCTATTGGAGTTAATAAATTAACTATATCATACACTTGTGCTTGTGGTGAAGCTGTTTGAGAAAATACATCGCTGACAGAATCTCTTGTAGCATTTTCTATATAATCCCCCATACCCAACACATATACATCATCCCTTTCTTCAAGCCATTCTAATGTTTCTTTCAATAGTTTTTTGTCACAATCCTTGCTACCATAATGTATGTCACCAAGCGGAACAAAAGTGACAAAATCCTTATTGCTCTTTACTTTGACATTGATTAGCCTTGGGCTCTTTCCAGCGGGCAATTCATCAATATCAAGTATTTCTTCCAAACCCATACTCCCCACCCCCAATTTGTCTTCCTGTAAATTTTCCCACTTTTCCCCTGATATACCAAAGTTGCAATGTTTTGTTTTTGAATCCAAAAAACTTTCTGTGCTTCAATAATTGTTTCTTTGCTGCCTTATAATGCAAGAAATCATTCTGTCCTGATTTAATTTCAAAAACATAATGTGATTTTGGAGTTTCCACTAACAAATCTATTTCCCCAACAATTTGCTTATCTATTCCATATTTTAAATGCTTTACTGAACTTATCTTTTTTTCAAAGAACATTTTTTCAAAGTTATCTTCAAGAAAATCTACTAATTGGTTGTGCTGAACCCTATTTCCCATGTTATTTATTATCTCCTATTCATTTATTAATTTTGCTTTTTGCTTTTTTAACATAATCATATATTCCAATTCAAACATATATTCTTTAACTTTCTTTACATCTTCATTTTCATAAAGAATGTTTGCTCTTGCAAGAGCTGTATTTTTTCCGCATAGTGTATGGTGGCATCTTTTAAGTGCACTTGTTATATGCAAACCACCGCATCGTGAACATTTGATTAATCTATACATTTCTATCACCAAAACCTTTAAAAACTGATATTCTTATTTCCATTTTGCTGAACCAGTTAAGTTAATTTTTTTTCTTTTTTTATACCATTTAAGCCTATAATTTGGGCTTCCTCTGATTTTTCTTGTTTTGAGTTCCATGCCTTGAATGTGTTTTTTCCAAAAACACTTTATAGGATATGTTATGTTAAACCATATTTCCATTAAACAAATATTCATAATCTTAAACAATTTAATCATAATACTTTCACCTTCTTGATATGATATGGGTAGTCTTTCTTATTAAATCTTTCCTCTGTTTCACTGCACATAATTTCTATGTGATAAGGATTTCCTTCCCTGTCCAATACTGTTATGTCTGGGCGTTTTCCATTTCTTACAAGCTTCCCTTCACAAATGAATTTCTTTCCTTCTTTTGCCAATTTCCAGCATTGATTGAACTTTTCAAGTTCATGTGCATAACTGTGGGAAGGATTGATTCTTATGCAACCGATATGTCTTTGGTCATTTAATTCAAAGACTTGTT